ATCATTCTTTTAATTTCTTTAACTGTAAATTGTCTCGGTTCATGCCAATGCATTGCTCCACCAGATGCTGTAATTGTTGGAGCAGGTTTATGTCTTGAACATTTTTTCATATTAAAGTGATGACCTTTAGGATGATAATCAGCACCAGTTTCAACCTTGTCTGGGTCATCTGGCATCTTTAACCAAGTTTCTAAATGTGAAGTCCTTTTAAAACTTTCTATAAGTTCATCTGCTTCTTTTCTATCCACCTCTATATCACTTAAACAATCTTCTAGTGTAATTACTTGATTACTTTCTTCTGGGAATAGACTATTAATATTCATAAATGTTAATCCTGCCTTTTCAGTTATATCTTCTCTAACGGCAATGAATATTGTTCTTTGTCTCGTTTGTGGTACTCCATAGTGTACTGAATTTAAAACTTTAGAAGATACATCATATCCTATCTTTTCAAATTCATTTGTAATCTTATAATAATATTGTTTTGCTTCACCAACAGTTAATCCTTTTACATTTTCACCAACAATAACTTTTGGTTTTAAATCTTTTGCTATTCTTAAAAATTCAAAAAACAAATCTTCTATATTTTCAATCTTCTTACCATCAGAATAACTTTTAGTTTGACCCCAACCTTTAGAATGTTTTCCTTGTACCATCGTACCAGTTACAGAGAATGCAGAACATGGTGGGGAACCATCTAGTATATCAATATCAGTTCCATACTTTTCAAAATCTTTTCCTGTAAGTGTTTTGATATCATCTGTCATGATAGGTGTATTAGGATAATTTTCTCTATATGTTTTTATTGCTTCTTCAACAAATTCATTTATACATAATATCTTTCCACCAGCTAATCTATAACCAGTTGAACTACCACCACCCCCAGCAAAAGTTGAAACTACTGTAAACTTCTCTTGTTTAGAAGCTTCAATTACATCTTTCATATTATAAGGTTTATATATCATTTCTTTTTCTTTTTCTTTTTTTGAAATTCTTCTTCTGGTATAAACCCAGGTGGTAATCCACCACAAGATTCCTTATTACCAAAAATTCTATCCCAATTTTCATTAAATTCTTCTCTCTTAATTTTCATTGGTCTTCTTTTACTTCCTTTACCCATCAGTAAAAAAATCCTCTAATGTTGCTTTTGTTTCTGTTTTCTTTCGTAATTCATTATAAATTTTTATTACTGATTTTGCCTTATTCTTATTAACTTTAGGATTATCTAATAAAACTTCATCATGTGTTTCTCTTAAACCAGAAACTATTTGCATATTACCTATGTTTAACCATTCTTCTTTCCAATAATTTAAAAAGGCATAATAGAATATTGATTTAGGTCTTTCCCAATGTAACTCTTTATAGGGTATCTTCATCATCCAATCACAAAACGAACCTTCTATTAATTTAGGTTTATCTCTAAATGGGTCAATAATTTTTATACCAAAATGTTCTGATACTTTCCATATATCATAGTCTGAAATATTAGGTGTTTCATAAATTGATTTTATTCGATATTTGTTTAAAGCTTCTTGTCCTTTTTGATGATAAGTAACTTGTGCCTTTCTACTAAGTCCCATAATATCCCCCGCGTTAATACCTACAAACGCAGATGTATGACCTTGTTCATGTAATCTTTTTGCCATATACATAAACGGTATACAACATTGAATATGTACTTTCAATGGATATTTTAATAAAGGAATAATATTTTCAACATCTTCTAAAATACCTTCTGTATCACTTCTTGTTTCTATTAAATCTCTTTTTAAATTATAATGTTTTGCTATTTCAGTTCCAATATCATTATCTTTACTAGATACATCTTTTTGTTTAAAACTAATAAGATGAGGTTTTCTTCCTAGTTCTAATAAACCAAAGAGAATTGTAGTAGAATCCATACCCCCACTAAAATATAAAGCATTTGAATCTATACCTTCCAAAACTTTTAAAAATCTTTCCTTAAACTCTTTACTATATTTGTTCATTAAAAAAATTCCTCTAATGTTGCTTGTGTACCATAACTGTTATCAATCTGCCAATGAATAATATCAGTAATAAACTTTAAAGGTTCTATAAAAGACTTTTCAAACTGCATTTCATAATCTACTATACCATGTAAATTCAATTCTTTTGGTAACTTAGTCATAAATGATATAGAAGTTGACTGATATGTGTTTGGTGTTTTCATATGTAAAAATTTAATCTTATCACCTTCTTGTATAAAAGGATATTTCATATGTAAATTTCTTTCTTTAATTAAATGATTATATAATATTGCACCTTTACAATGTATAGGTGCTCCTTTCTTAAATAGATTGTGTGATTCAGTCCATTTGTTTAATCCATTTACAGAGCGTGGATACGCAACTAGTTCTGGTCTTAGTTTCATAAACTCCTTTCTAAAATCTTGTATGAAACTATTTAGCACTTTAGAATCTTCATTCATTATAATTTTTAAAGCATCTTTAATCTTCTCTCTACAAGCTGCAGGTGTTGATGACTTAACTGCTTCAACTCCCATAATTTTTAACTTAGGTTCTTTGAAACGAACACCTTCAATATCATGTGAGTTTAAGATGTATCGTTTCTTCGCAACCCAAATCGCCTTATCTGCAATTACTTCTCGTTTCATAACCATTTTCTGTTCATACGCATTTACATATTCAGAGAGTTCCGTATAAGCCTTATCAATAAAAGGTTCGATTTTATCTGTAGCGACCTTGTCCAAGAAGTCAACGATTTTTCGTTTGTCGGTTTCATCTTTGAATACTTTGCCAACAAGTTTGTCAAAACAAATATACACCGAGTCCGTATCTGACGCAACAATGTAATCTTCGTTATTGGTTTCAAGTATTTTATTAAGATACCCATTAAGAGAATGTTCAATATACCTAATAGCAAATTGACCACTAGTAGTAATTGCTTCAGCGACCAAAAGATTATAATACCTAAACCAGTTATTACCAATAGCACCATACGCACTATTAAGAGAAATCTTTTTGGCCATTTGGATATTATTAAATTTTGATATTGTTTTTTTAAGTTTTGGGTCTTTAGTTCTTTCATAATCTTTCTTTGCCTCCAATAGAAGCTGTTTAAACTTTACTCTTTCATCATACATCTTCTGCATGAGTTCAGGTAGAAATCCTTTTTGAGTAGTTTTAAACAAAGCACCATTTGGTGTTAGTGTTGCATCTTTCAATACTGAGGTATCTACTTCTTTATTTAGCATTCTTTCAACGGATATGTCTTTTACTTTTTTATCAGCGACTAAAGTCTCTGGTGAAATATTATACTGCATGATTAAATGTGGGTACAGAGAATTTAAATCAAAAGACATAATCCATTTATGTAAACCAACTTGAGGTTCTTTCACATAAGCACCTTCAAATTTTTCAGTTTTTTTCCTTTCTATCTTTTGCGGTATAACAATATTCTTTTTTCTTAATTCATTATAGATGAGTATATCCCAATATTTTACAGAACCTAATACATCCGTATAATTTACTTTCGCATCATAGGCCATCGTAAGACATAACTCAATAAGTTTCATTTTGTCTTCTAGTCTATCAACAATTTCTACATCCTGTATATTGTAGTCAATGAACGATTGAAAGTCCTTTAGATACCATTCTCTAAAGGTTTCATATGGATTGTCATCTTTGTTCTCACCTAGTTCAATAAAGGCGATATGGTCTAATCTGTAACTCTCACGACTGGTATAAGTAAACTTCCTATACAAGTCATAAAAATCTAAATGTGATACACCTTGTATATCATAGACTTGATGTTTTCTACCCATTTGATAAACTTCTCTATCTGAAACATTACCCCATGGTGATAATTTTCTTACTTCATATTCATTAAATAAATTTTTAATACGATTACATAGATATGGTATATCAAAAAATTCTGTATTCCAACCTGTAATAACATCTGGTTGATTCTTTTGCCAGAAGGTCAAAAATTCTTTTATAAGTTTTTTTTCATTTTCACATTTTATAAAAGTAACATCTTCTCTTGTATTTTTATATTCACCTATACCCCAAACTATAATCTGTTTATTCTGATGATTCTTAATTGTAATTGATAGTAAAGGTTCTATTGCATTTTCTACTTGTGGAAATCCATTCTCACAAGCAACTTCTATATCAATAGTTACAACAAGAATTTTATCAACATCCCATTTAATATAACTAGGATATGAATCTGCAATATAATTATATTGAAATAAAGTATTTCCAAATACTAAATGTGATTGGTCTTCATAAGACTTTAACCATTCTTTTGCTTCTTTAATTGTTTGATGTTTAATTGGGGTTACATACTGACCATCAAGAGTTTTATAATTAGTCTCTTTGATTACTTTACAAAATAGGGTAGGGGAATACTTAACCTTACGATTAACTCTTTCACCATTCACATATTCTCTAACGAGTAGAGAATTACCCCATGGGATAACATTAGTATAAAATTGCATAATATAATTTTGTCAATTAATTTAACTATTCTTCATTTTCTGATAACAATTCTTTATCTGCTTCATCAGAGTAAAATGTATTTAATGTATCAAGTTTATCTCTTGCAGTTGCCAATTTAGTCATTTCACTATCTACTGCAGAAACTAAATCTGGGTGTTCACCTATTCCTGCTGGATTTGTTCGATAGACTTCAATGTTCGCCTTTGCAGCAGCAATGTCTGCCTGATATTTTTTTCTAAGTGCGTTTATCATTTATTTTCTCTTAGAGTAGATTGGTTCATCTTCTCTTTCCGTATCATGTTCATGGTCAGTTTTATCTGCCATTTCTATATAACTAGAAAGGACAAATTTTCTGTCTGGGTTTACTGCTACCTTTAATCTAGTTAGCAATTCTCTGTTAATTAAAAATGTACTCATAGAATCTCTTGTTGTTAATCCTATTGGTACATCTTTATATAGTCTGTTATTAAATTTTATATCTACTAATATTATTGGTCTCTTGTCTATCTTATCTACATGCCTTGGGTGAGATACACCAACTATTCTATTAGTAAATTTTTTACCATCTCTTTCCCATTTAACAAGTTTTCCTTTTATTTCTAATTTATCTACTTGAAACATGGAAGCACGAGTTCCATTACCTGTATCAAACTTAGCACGATATGGGCCAAGTCCTACAATTTCTAATCTTTCTACATATCCAGCAGTTTGTGTTGCTCCAACAAACCTACTTCTTACTTTTCCAACATGTTCTAATACCTTCTCAATTAATCTTTCATCTGTAGTTTTTTTACCTTTACCATTTCCAAAATTAGAACCAATACCAGGTGAACCATTACATTCTAGAATATATGTTTTTCCCTTTACTATTGTATGGTCTACACCAACCATATATGCACCTGTAGTTCTATACGCACTTAATATTAATTTTATTTCTTCATCAGATAATACATAAGGTTCTGAATCTGCACCTCTATGAATATTAGAACGAAAATCTTCTTTTGGTTTAACTCTTTTGGTAGATGCGACAATTACACCATCAACAACGATAGTTCTAATGTCATATTCCATATCTAGAAATTCTTGTATCAATAACTCTGCACCATACTTCCATAATGATTGAATATTTGATATCATACTTTTATAATCATTTACGATAGAAACACCAATACCTTGTGTACCAGTAATTGTTTTTAAAATTACAGGAAATTGTCCACCGATTCTTTCATGTGCATCTTTTACCGATTCTTCATTATTAATGATAGATGTTCTAGGTGTTTGTATTCCATTTTGATTAAATGTAATATAGGTTGACATCTTATTATCACAGGTCAACATACCATCACGATTATTAATCATGAACGCACCTGCCTTTTCAAAAGTAGAAAGTAACGCAAGTCCTACTTCATTATCTAATACTCCAGCACGAACAAACACCACAGTTTTGGCCACATCATAATCTACTCTATTACCTTCTTTATCTGTAATAGTAATAACACCCGTCTCTACATCATTTGTAGATACC